AGTTTAGAATCTTCAAATTTCCAATAATTACATCTTTCACACATGCCTAATAAAATGCACTCTGCACAATCTGATTGTCCAGTACAATATAACTTTATTTTGCCAATCATCTCTTCCCTGCTCGGCTCAACCTCAATCTTCTCACCTGTCAACTCTTCCAACTTCTTCCGCATTTCTTCTGTGGTCATGCTTTTGGTTTCTGTACGTTCCCAGATAAGTTCAAGATTATTTTTGTCGAATATTTTTTCAAGTTTATTTACGCAACGATTTTTTACTCCATATACTTTTTCAACCCCATATTCTTCGCCTAACTCATTTGTTAAATCATCATTATATTGGCTCAATGGATTAAAACCAATTAATCCAATCACTCTATCACCAATCACTAAATATTTATATTTATTATATTGCTCGATCACCATCCCGTCTTTCAAATCTGCTTTTGTAAATTTATCTTTCATCTTCCCTTACCTCTCTT